CATGTTGAATCGCACATTCGGAAATGTTTCATCGAGGGCAGCCTGCACGGTTGACACGATTTTATCCTTCACACTCGTCTGAAGTTCTGCAGCGATGCTTTGGATTACCTTGACAGCGGACTCGATCACACCAAGATGCTCAGCATATGCGTCTGCTTCTGCTTTGGCTTTTTCGAAATCCTTTGTGTACTTCTCGATATCACGTTCAGCAAATAGGATTTTCTTTTCAACTGCAGCCAGCTTGTTGGCGTACATCATAGGCCAAGCCCCTCTTCCAACTCCTCAAGGATAGGCATGAGTTTCTGTTCGAACTTGTCTATGTCTTTCTCACAAGTCTGCGCCTTGGCACGAAGCTCTTCGACTGAAGAAACCCCGAACTTGTCTTTCATCTCTTCCATAAGCATGTTCTTCTTCGCCTCAAGCTGTATGCGCTTCTCCTTGAGCTCGTTATACCTTTTGAGAATCCTCTCACTTCTGTCTTCAATACCCATTTCAATTCTCCTTGATGTAATCCACAACTCCTTCGAGGAAGTCAGCGACCTTCTCCCCGAGCACAGAGCGATTCTGTTCTGTGTATTCTCTCAGTGTATTGGGAAAGTCAAACGATTTTCCTACACTGCCTTTGAGCTCCTCGACCAATCCTTCATACGAAGCAGCCTGCACTTCCTTTTCCTTTGCCATATCAAGATACGACAAGTCGATGCAATCGACAGACAGGTAGGACAGGTCTACGTACTTGCAGGTGTGCGCGTCGGTATCCACATAGTAGAAGCCGCATGGATGCTGTGCGTCTGTGGCCGTCCGCTGTATCAGACACCCACAATTGACGATGAACTGCCCGTCAATCTCCGTGTACCATGGTGTGTGATTGTCACCAAGTATGATGAGTTCGGCATTGGGAAACTCCTTGTGCCAATCCTCTGCTGTGCGCGCATCCCTTGTAGGCGGAATGTCCTTCTTTTCCTTAACGGAAAAGGCATGCCGGACAATGATCTTGCCGTCTGTCCTTCCTGAACTGAGGCCGAAGTCCGCAGCGTCTATGTGTGCAGGAAGCATCGGGGAAACCTTTCGGATAACTCCGAAAGAACTTTGCCACATCTTGTCCGCAGAATGATACGGAAGGTCGTGGTTGCCCGCAATGGCGGCCATGTCGCAGTTGACCAGCAAGTCCAAGCCCAGTGTGAGCACCACAGGCGGTACTGTGGGTACATCATGCAGGTCTCCTGCGACAAACACAACAGCATTATACTTCATGGCGTATTCACGTATCTTCTCGATATGTGCAGCCTGCGTAGCTATCCAGTCGGAATCTGTGCGCATAAGCGGGCGCGTGCCCGACAGATGCCAGTCGGATGTACAAATACATCTCATGCGAAAAGCCCTCCCTTACTATAATTTCCGCTGAGGAAATCCAACCCCTGTTTGGAAACCTTTATGTGCTTCTTCTCAATGGGCTTGGTCAACCCGATTCCCTCAAGAGAAGTGCACCGTGATAACGCCGTGTAAGCTAAGCCTGCGCTCCAATGCTGTAATCCATCAGGGTCTAGCATCATTGAATCGAGTGTGAGGCTCTGACTCTTGTGGATAGTACAGGCAAACGCAGGTTTACACCCTATTTGCGTCATCGAACCGACAACCTTATGCTCAATCGAACCATTCGGCCCCTTGAAATAGGCATACTCATCCCAGCGCTCCTTTTGTACAGAAAGGACGTCTCCTGTTCGTGTCTTGATGTCCACATAGTCTGGGTGAACACGCACAACACGCCCCATGGTTCCGTTCTGATAACCACACTGCTTGTTGTTGTGCAGACACATGACAGGCATGCCTACAGCGATATTGATTGTTTCCGGCACATTCTCCAATCTGCGAAAAGAACCGGTTGTTGTAGCATGGAACGTATACTCACTATCGAAGTCGAGGTAGTACTCGTTCAGTGCCTTTTCCTTGGCATGGGTTCCAACAAGGAACATCATGTATGGGTGCTCCTTGATGAACTTGTCGCGATTCACAACCCTTGTGTTGATGGCCTCCAAGTCTTCTGTTGTCTCTTCACCGATACAGACACGATTGAGGATCCCCTGCCATGACACATCGGCTTGCCTGTATATCTGGTTAAGACGTACTGTTTCAAAGAATGCATCCATAAACCTCGGTGAACCATAGAACATGAGTATATTGTCGTAACGCTCCTTGAAACACTTAGCCACTTCCTTATCAGCCAGCTTGACAACAGGCGGGAGTTGAAGCACGTCACCGAATAGAATGATACGCGGGAGTTTCTTCTCCATGAACGAGCGGTACGTCTTCAGTGTGCGGAAGATTGCTTCGGTCAGTGAAGAATTGAGCATGGACACCTCGTCTATGAGTATTGTGTCTACTGTAGCCATCATCGGTGCAAGATTCGGCTTGAGGTATGTGCCCTCGTACATATCGAGTGGAGGAAAACCGAAAAATGAATGAACCGTTGTGGCCACTACACCCTCATTAACGAGATTCGCTGCTGAAACACCCGTGGTCGAAAGCACAATCGTGTTACCTTCAAGCATATCAGATGCCATGCGGATAAGGACTGATTTGCCTACACCGCCTGCTCCTATAATGACGAGGTTGCGGTTTGTATTGAGAATCTTATCCAGTGCTTCGGCAAAGGCTGGGTTGGACATGTCCACCCAACTCCACTTTGATTCAAGTCGCTGTTTTTGCTTCTCTGTCATGTGCACAATCTCCTATCTTTGCTCCGCATAGTGGGCACACTTCGGGCAATTCCTTCTCCAATCCTTCGAGCTCGTCCTTACAACGTGCAATCGCGTTGTCAAGCACTTCGATATCCGACCATATATCACTGACCTTCTCGTAATCAGCGAGTGCCTTGTGCCAGTTTTCAATGAACTTCTGCATCTTGGCGAGCGTTCCTTCTGCCACTGTGGGGAACTCGGCAAGCGCCTCTTCCACACGGCCAACTTTCTGAAGGAACGCGGATATATCCCACGCCTCACTTTCAACTGCGGCAAGGTCTTCGCACAACGCTCCCATCCGCATGAGCTTCCGTTCCACATTAGGAACCGATTCAGCCAATGCACGATGCACTTCGGCCAATTTGTTGAGCAACGCGTTTATTTCAAGCAAAACACGCTGCTTCTCGTCAATGCTTTTTGCATACTCCTGCGCTTCGTTGTACAGACTGCGCATCTCAGGGATATGCCGGAGCTTAGTGAGTTCGTGCGTCGCTCCTGTCTGCGCGATGTTGGCTTCCTTGTACAGCACATTCGTCTCGACTTTCCTTCTATGGACGTATCCATACGCCTCGTCAATCGTATCAAGATGCACCAGTTCGTTGAGACTCGCAGCCATCTGCCCTGCTGTCTGCGTCAAGAAGAAATAACCATCTTCCTGTGACTGTCTGTTCACACCCTTCATGCCTAATAATGTGGTGACATCGGGCGGGACATCGGAACCGACTGCACTGAGCGCTTTCCCATCAACCACGTACTTGTTTTCCGTAGCAGTGCGGACGCGTTCAACAACATGCTTCGCGCCATCGTCACCCAAGAGTTCAAGTTTGACCGCGCAGCGTTTGTCTGGTTTGATTGCAACAGTGCCCTTGCTGTTGACTGTCTTAGCCCAGTGTGACACAAACCCTATGCCTGCCGGACGGTTTGTCACGAGCCAGGTCAACGCACGAAGAACGGCAGTCTTGCCTTGATCGGTCTCTCCGCAAAGGACGGTCACACCGTCATTGAAATTGATGACGGTGTGTGCGTGTGCTTGGAAGTTCTCGATTTCAAGACTTACTAGCTTTCTCATTTGGGGCTCCTACAAAATCAGCGCAAGCCTCTGCGTACTTGCCAAAGTCAGGATGCTCGTTCACCAGCCTTGTGTATTCGTCCACAACATGCTTCATGCCAATCAGAGCAAACGCCCTCAGCGTCGGTTTGGCGATGCTATTCTTTCCATCGAAGAAGTTCACCAGCTTCTTTCCCTTGCCGGAAACTGCGTATTCGGTGAACTTGTAAACCGCTGCCAGAATATCAGCCTCGTTGACCCCTGCGCCATCAAGCAGAGCAACTCCTTCTTTCTTTTCAAATGCGCTCAACATGTCAATCGTCCTCCTCATCATCTGAATACTTATGACGGCCACTGACTACAGCAGCCTCATTGGCTTCCCATTTGTCAATGGTCATGCGCTTGAGCGCAAGACGCGTATCCTTGTCGGAATCCGCCTTAGCGATCAGCTCATCACGTGACATCGGCACACCATAATATGCCTTATAGGCATCTTCACGGTTGGTCTTGAGCCATTCCGTGTAGGCGTCTTTGTTGCACTTCTTCCCGTTTTCCTTACACCATGTACGGCACTCATCCAAGAATCCTTCATTTACAAGGATGGCTTTGAGACCATCGAGTGTGTTCGGCTGTGTCCCGAAACGCGGGTCAGAAGTATCACCCATATTGATGTTCTGTGTCGGAAGCAGCTTGCCTGTCTGGTCGCTCTTGAGGTCGTACACATAGTCGATGTTCGAACTGATGTCGTCGATTCCGTAATCGAACAGAATGTTCACGAGAGCCTTTCTGAATGGGCGTGCTGTCTTGCTCTTCTTCAGCTCTGCCTCAACGCACACACCCGTAGTGAGCGTGTTCTTGACGAACTTCTCTTTGGTTCGTAGATGAACTATTGTGTCACAATAGAAATCAAGTGCAGAACCACCACTCTTCCGCCTCTTTTCTGCATACAGACCTGCGTTTACGTTGTCGCGAAGCTGCGACACAAACACCAGCAGACTGTTGTGCTTCTCGAGCTCTGGAGCAAGCTTACGGAAGAACTCCTGTGAAAGGAACTTCTGCGCGCTCATGCCGTATGAGCCCTTATCGTAGGCTTCTCCGCGATCGCCTGCCCTCATACGGGCTTCTGCTATGGCTTCATTGTCATCATTGGACAGCGCATCCAACGAATCGACCACATAGATGCCACATTCATCTTCTTCAAGCCCTCGGAGGAACTTGCGAGCATTATAGAACAGACCTTCAACTGTGTTTGAACGAATGGCGTTCTCTGCCGGAACAATATCTACACCCCACATGGCTTTGCCATCGAAGCTGAACCCGCGTTCGGCATCATCGTACACCCATTTGAACTTATCTTTGTATTGTCTATGCGCGGCTGCTATGAGCTCACATGCGAAGAATGTCTTTCCTGCACCGGCTTCACCGTAGAAATTGACTATCTTTCCACTCGGAAACCCCATGCTCATACCACCGCCAACGAGCAAATCCATGAGTGTGCTTCCTGTTCTGTAGTATGTAGCCGTCTTTGCCCGCTGCCTCATGGGTCTGTCAGACTCGAACTTATCTTTTATGTTTTCCATGAACGCTCCTTTCATAAATGAGGAAGGGGCTTTCGCCCCAACCTCAATGCTCCTTTATCTGCCTGCCTTCTCGGCTTTCCTGCGCTTCTTCTCAGCGTAGCACTCCTCGTAGAGCGGGCAGTCATCACACTCGTCTTCACGGTTAACGTCTACACCGAAATCATATCCGTGAGGGCACTCGGATGCCTTGTAGGCGGGGGTGTCGTCATCGTCATCCTCGTCATCGTCAGTCTCCGCATACACAGAAGATGCCTTCTTAGACGGAACATCGTCCTCATCCTCGTCGTCCTCTTCCACCTTCTTATCAGGCTTTTTACCGATAGTCAGTTTCTTGGCAGGGATATCATCCTCGTCCTCGTCATCGTCGTCATCACTGGATGACACGCCATAAAGCAGACTCTCTAATTCAGAGACAGGAAGCTCGATGACACTCTTATGCAGAGGGATCGCCTTATCAAGGACGGACTCGTCGACTTCTTTCTTGTTCTTGACAACCTTGAACGAGTAGCGGTTGAAGGGCTGTCCATTGATCTTGTCCTCTTCGATAAGAACCTTGAGGGCAAGCCCCTCTCCGTCTGTTGCACCGACACAAAAATCAGCGATGTCATACTCGTTGCCATCGTCGTCTCCCTTTTTCAGCTCTGCAAGAAGCTCTTTCTCAAAAAGGAAATGACTCTCTGCAAGAACATAGAGCTTGCTGGGCTCATCGGCAAGAACGACGTTGTACAGAACACGACGAGAAGCCTTGAGCGCCTTGACCTCATCAGCGTCCGCATCCTCTTTGCGTAAAAGGCGCTGTCTGTCACAGATGGGGCACGGCTTGCCGTACGTTCCATTGGGGCAAAGCACCTTTGTGTTGTTCGGCCCGATGACATGATGCGTATAGTCGAAGACGTATGCGGCATCTCCTGCATCCATGCGCCCCTGCATGACTTTGGGGTGTGTCTCGTCAACAATATATGGAACGAAGCGGATTTTGTACGTCTTGTCCTTCTCGAGCTTAAGGAACGGAACATCACCGAAAACCTTGTTGTTGAAAATGCGAGATGCAGCCTTTCCAACGGACGAGAAAGCGTCCTTCGTTGCCACACTGTCATTGTACTGCTTATGCAGTCCACCGAAATTGAGTTTCTTTTTAGCCATATTCAGCATCTCCTCTTACGCACGGCCTGTGCGAGCGAACTGCTCTGTTTGTCAGCCATGTCTTCATATTCATCACTAAGACGGTGCTTAACATCGGCCTCCCGATAAGAACCGTCATCCTTTTCCGTATAGTATGACTTGATGTAAAGACCCACAAGATTGTTAAGGCTTGCCTTCTTAGCATCAAGCGCACTTATAACGCCTTTGAGATACGCAACCTCTGTTCTGCTTTTGGCCACTTTTTTACGCAACTGTATAATTGCAGGGGAAGTGCTTACTTCGTCAGCGATCATGTCTACCGTGGCCTTTACACCATTGGCAAGGAACATTTCGCGAGCACTCTTGCGTGTAACGGCCTCTTCGCGTTCAAGTGTGAATTCAAGGTCGTTAAGCGTATCTACTTTATTAGCCATCATAGCGTGGTACTTTCCGATTAAAGACGGAAGTGCTTTCGCTTCGTCGTCAAGATGGAATTTGTCAATGGATATATCCTTCTCTAATTCCGTCATGTTTACTCCTTTCAACTATATTAAAACGGGAATCGGCTTATCTTTCTCATTCTTGTAGAAAAACCGTGCATCCGTCTAAGGAGCAACGGATGCACGCACAAGAGAGATAAGGTTAATATCTGCAAGAAACAGATACCATGACATAATTATTCTACCAAACACGGCTCAAGAGTGCAACTCCTGAAATGCGCCATAGCTTGCGTAGACCAAACCGCTGTACCCACTAGAGAAGAACGAGTCAGCGAAATACCCTATGACTATGGCTGGAATGGGGTCTCCTCTGTTGAGAAGAACCGCAGCCATATACCCAAGAACCTGCCTGCGGACAGCCTCGGGGTCGAGACCTTTGAGCGTCTTGAGGATGGCGGAGATTTCCTGCCACCTCTCCTTCTTGAGAAAAGCCTGACATAATTTCCGAACATCGAGTTCGATTATGTCCGATACACTGCTTTCCTTGGCAAGTGTGGTGAGAGCCGTGGCCTCGTCCATGCCTTCCACCTTGTCGAGCAACTTGAGCGCTACACGCGGTACACCCTCGGCCTTCTCGACAATCACCTCAAGTACATCCGTTGACGCGTTGAGCTTTTCGGAAGCGACAACGCCCTTGAGTTTTTTCAGCATAAGCCGGTCTTCCAAAGGATGCACTTCCAACTGGATGCACCTAGATAATATTGTCCGAAGAAGCTTCTGCGGATCTGTTGTGCATAGGAACATGTACGTATCCTTGGGTGGTTCTTCGAGCAATTTGAGAATGGAGTTCTGCGCGCTGTTGCTCAACAGATGGCTTTCATCCAGTATGACTGCACGACAATCGCCGAATCCGTGATAAGACAGATTCTCGATCAGCTGGCGCATATCGTCGATTCCATTGTTATCAGAAGCATTTATCTCTGTGAGGTCGAGGTCATCGACACCCAAATCGTGGGCGTATGCGCGGGCAAGTGTTGTCTTACCGCACCCCGACGCACCCTTGAACAGATAAGTCTGAGGACGGATATCCTTTTTCAGAAATCCTTTCAAAGTCTCTACCACTTCGGTATTGCCCCACACTTCATCCAGTGTAGCAGGACGCATCCTGCGTGCCAATTCAGTTTTCACTTCCATACATTTCTCTCCCGTATTGCTTTCTGTAATAGACTTCTTCACCCTGTCGAGGGTCATCATCAATCAACTTCCATAGTGAACTCTTGGGATTGTAATCCTTCCAAGTCGCACCGCATGTCGTGCAAGTCACCCGCAGAAGTTTCCTTCCGTCATATGTCTTCTTTGCCTTGCCCCATACCTTCTCGGGGTAATAGGCTTGCACAATCAAAGGCCTTTTACTCAAAGGCTTGCCATGCTCTACACACTTACATCTGCTTTCGTGTTCCTCTACGTAAAACAGACCTTCCATATTTCCCTCCTGTTTATATTAAAGCAGGCCAGACGCTTAACTGAGGCGCCTGACCTTGATTTCCTGCGACCAATTTCCGCCATCTTCTCTATATTCCGACCTTTCTGTGTCCACAAACAACGGAACGGAAATCCACGGGAACTTGTTGCGTGCCTCGTCGATCATCCACTTCTTCATCAGAGCAAGAACCTCCTCCAGCTCCTCGTCCATTGTAGCCACATACAAAGCATCGTGTATGTAGTCGAGTATGAATGAACGCATATGCTTGGCCTTCATTTCCTCGGTGATGTGTGAGCCGGCGAACAGAGCCAGCTGCGCGGCACTCCCTTGTATCGGAGAATTCGTTGCCTGCATCGAAGTCATCGGGCCGTAACAGCGGAATCCGGCAGGAAGATTTACATAGCCATGTTTCTGATAAAACGCATATGTCTGCTTGCGCCATTCACCGTACTCGGGGAACTGTTCTGTCCACAGCCTTCCGTACATCGCTTTCATATTAGCCATGAAATCGTCAAAGGTCTTGATTCCCTTACCCTTCAAAAGCTCCATGACCGATGGCGTGTGCTGTGCATCTTTCCACAAAGTACCGCTCATCATCTTAGCGCCGCCACCATAGAAGAAACAGAAGTTGCTTCGCTTTCCTCTCTGCCTAAGCTCCTTCCACGCCTTTTCTCCCATAGCCTCCACTTCTGAATCAGACAAACGGTAGATGTCCTTGGTTGTAGCCCTGTGCATGTCACCGCCTTCAAGAAGGAACGCGGTCATGTTCTTGTCGTGATGCAAAGAACACCCGATGCCGATTTCAAGGGCTGAATAGTCACCGCCAAGAATGTACATTCCTTTTGGAGGAACGATACAGGACTTGATGAGGTTAAGCGCCCTATCATCATGCGCAGGGATGTTCTGCAGGTTCACACCACCACTTGAGGATGAACGAAAAGTCTTAGCTACATGCAGTTGGAAAATCGAATGCAGGATGTAATCCTCGCTTTTTTGGTCGTACACAGCTTCACGCCTGATATTGTCAAGGTACGTATCACGTATCTTCGTAATCTGGCGTGCTTCAATAATGTTGTCTGTGATGCCGAATGGGATATGCTCAAGTGTGGAGCTATCCAATGCGAGCTGCCCCTTCTCCGTGTACTCCTTTTCCGCTCCCGCAAGGCCGTAAAGGAGAATCGAAAGGTCGGTCGCCTTGTTGTAGTCGAATGAATGCCACTGCAGATGGCTCTTGGGGTATAATTCACAAGCAACTTCTTCCCACTTGTCCTTGTCCTTGTTCCACAAGTCATTAACCAATTCATCGTCAGCGATCTTGGCTTCGATCTCATTGATTATCTTGTCGCACTCACCGATGTTAGTATCAATCTTATCCATGTCGATGGTCATTCCATCGACTTCTGCCTGCACAAGCGGATTGATGTAGGACTTCAACAGACGCATGCCTTTAGACAGATGCCTGTCCATGCTCATAGCATCCATCTGCTTCAAACAAAGAAGTCGGGTGTACAAGGCATCTTGCGCCACATACACCAAAGTCGTGCGACGGAGTTCGGGGTCGTTGTCGAACACTTCACGCAAACAGTTACGTTTGTTGTTGCCGTACTTATCCTCCTCATCTTTGCTGATTGGTGTCGTCAAGTATTTCTCCATCTTGTCGTATCCGCTGATACCCCATGTGTAGTAGACCTGTGGTTTGAGGCCACACTTCTCTTTATTTCTAAGAACCCTTGCGCCATACATGGAATCCCACGCCCACGGAGAGGGGAGCACGCCTAACTTGTTGAGCGTACAACGTGCTTCGTACTTCGCATGGTGTGCCATCTTTCCGATTGACTTGTCTGTAAGGAGCTTCATGAACAACGAGAGAAATGTCTTGTCGCCGCCGTAAAACGGCATTGAACAAAGCGTCTTCTCCGTAGAGATTCCAACGCACACAATAGTAGAGTCGCTGCGTTCGAGCTTGATTCCTTCCGTCTCGTAGTCGAACGACATGTATTTAGGCTTCTCGTCCAAGAGCCTCTTCAGCATAGCGTTCGCTTCTGAAAGACTGTCACAGATGATTAGGCCATCAGCAAGGTGGCTGTTGTCAGGAAAGGCAGGGAGATTCCGAAGCTTGGTAAGGAATTTGTCCATTTCCCTTCTGTAGAACACAGCGTCGTCCTTTCGGGCATTGTCCTTCTCCATATTGCGCAACAGCGCTGGGGAAGGAATACACGCGAGCCACCGTCCAAGAGACTGTTCGGGAATCGCATGGAAAATGAAGTCCCCCATGAAAGACATATCCTCGAGCCTGCCCGACAATCCTTTGATGAGTACAGCATCCAACGCCTGTTGGCTCAACGGCATTATGATTGAGGGCTTTGCCTTTTCGACCACTTCCTCGATATGTTCGTGGCATGCTTGAAGTACGTCAATCTGTATGGCATCGGGGAGTTCGGTGAGTTCGGTGCCATGACAGGCAGCGGCAAAGCACACACTGAGCTCTTCTTTCTTGAATCCGTGGTCGACCAAATCCTTCAGCAAATCCTTGAAAGATCCCGACCACACATCACCACTTGCATCCTGTGCCCTTGTTGGCTCTGTTCCCACAACAAGGACACCTCCCTTTCGGGAGGCAACCGATTTCAATTTCGGTGAGTTGCACTGTGTGCACATATCACAAGATATGCCACAAGACGGGCGGTAGGCTTTCGCCTTCCCGCTCATCTCTTCATCATCGAAAAACAAACCCATATCAGACTCCGAATACCTGTATGATTGTATTGAAGAACGAACCTCTGAGCACAATAAGTACTGCAGAACCGACTTTTGCTATCCCGAAATTACTGGTATGCACCAGAGCAGAAGTAAGGAACGGCGCGCTGATCTTTACAGCAATCGGCTCTTCCAAATCAAGCTCCTTGTTGTCAGGGTACGAAAGCTTCTCGGAGAACTTTCCGCTTGCCCCTCTCTTGGAAGCAACTGTGAGCTTCTTCTTGTCGAATTTCAGCGTTATGGCATTCACCATAAGGTTGTTGCGCCCCATTTCCTCAGAGGAATCGAAACACTGTGCAAGCGCGATTGTTTTCTTGAGAGGCGGGAACGTACCTTCGACTTCAAGATTATCCAGTGCCTTGTCAATGAGCCCGATAAACCGCTCATATGTATAAATAGATTCATCCAATCTATTGCAAGAGAACACCAAAAGCTCGCTACCGTCGACAACCGTACGGAAGTGCATCCACCTGTGACTGACCGCGTACTCGGTAAACCGCACGTTGAGGTTGCGTATTTCCGTAACGGAATAAGGCGACAGAAGAACCTTCTCGTCCACTGTGCCCTCCATCTTGGCATGGTTCACCCTGCGGTTGTCCGTAGACACCATACTGTCTTCATACATGAAGACACCTGCGACACGTGACTGGTTGTTCGGAAGGTCACAAATCGCAAGGCAGTCATAGAAGTTCTTCGGAAGAGGCTTCCATGTAAGGTCATCCGTTGCAAGCCTAGCAAGCTGGTTAGCAAGAGAATCATCTGTTTTCGTTACGACAAGCACTTCGATGTTGTCACATGTAATGTGCCACCCATCATCCGCGCACGAAATCTCCACCTCACTTCTGTTGAGTTTGCTCAGAACAGACAGGAAATCCTGTCCATTCACGATTCCTGTCAGACTTGCGCAATCCTCGGGAAGTTTGGCAGACACACTAAGGGCGGGAGACCATGAGTAGATTCCACCATCCTTGAACAAGAGGTGCTTCTTCTCCGCCTCGTTACTTTTACAGCCACTCATGACCTGTTCCACTACAGCAAGTAAATCCTTTACCTTCATATCAAGCTCCTTTGTATTCAGAAAAACAACCCATCACAATGTTCTGTGTCTACATTGTACGGATTAACCTTTACAGCACCCTCTTTCTTCGTGTTTGGAGAAAGGGGTGAAATGTGCAGATGCACCCACCCATCCTGCAACTTGTACACCATCTGTACTGTGCGGACAAGCCGGTACTCAACAACATCATCCAAAAACTCACGCAACGGCTTTATGGCACGTGTATCTATGTAGTAGTTACCGGGCATTATGATATAGCGATCGGATTCCAGAACAGCCTGTTTGAAATTCTCCGTACGCTCCATCGCCGAAGCGTTGTTGTAGTACGCCAATACTTGTAAGTATTTGTTTATATCCATTTCAGCTTCGGGAACACCTGCGCTTTTAAGTGCCTCTGCATATACACCCGCCTTGTACTTGTCTTCCAAAAGGAAATCCACAAGAGCCCATCCTACAGTAATGAGAATGTGCGCGCTTCGTGTAGTCAGGTACAATTTCCACCCAACCATGTGCTTGTTGTCACTGGACGTGAAAAGACTTTCGTCCATGTACGCCTTGGCAACCTTCACGATTTCCTGCACCCTGTCTCTCTCTTTCATTTGCAGCCCCTTACATATTCGCCCTACGCATGTATGTGGCTATCAGAAGTGCGTCTGCATCCTTGTGCTTGTTTATGAGTTCTGCATGCTCGGGATACAAGCGCAATCCGACTTCCTTCGACGCTTCCTTCTGCTCTGCAGAGCCCTTTATTCCAGCGGGAAGGAGCTCCTTCTGCCATGCGCGGCTGTCGATATAAGAGTAAGGAAGCCCGTACATCTCAAACAGAATCAGCATAGCCTCAAGACTTGCGCGTGCAGATAACGACGCATCGAAACGTACGCTGTTAATCATCGGACGCTCTATGCAAACCACAATGCGGTCGCAGCTTTTCCGAAGGTCACTGAAGAAATCGGACAACGTCATCCAATCAATTCGATTCATGTTCTTCTTCTTGGACTTCTGATAGCTGAGATGACTCTTAACAGGAGTCGTCATGAACTGGGTCTCGAATGTGCCGGTAGCCTTGTCCTCTATCAAGGCAGCGATGGTGCCAGTGACACCATTATCTATACCAAGCCAACAAGTCTTAGCCATACACCCTCCATTACAGCGATCTGCGCTGGTCATCACGCAGTTTCTCACGTGCAATGATGATTAGCTCACAAAGCGCATTTGAAAATGAAAGATGATTCAGCAGTGCATACTGGTATATGGTATTCCAAGCGCCATCCGTGATACAGAAAGAATGGGTCGTCTTTCTCGGTGCATTTTCGTCTTTCTTTTTAGGCATCGTGTCCCTCCTCAATCGCATTGACTAAATCTATGTAGCCGTTATGTACATCCACCCTGCTTACCGGCATACCGTTTATTGTGACATCGGTTAAATCCGGGGCGGTTCCTGTTGCAGCTGTCTCCAGCTTATCAATTAATTCTTTTACCGTCATCCACATCCTCCTTGCCGGATGGCAATACGATTTTATGTGTTGTCATCCTTCTGTATAATTTCTGTAGCGTCGGACTCTCACGGAGAATCTCGTTCACCACACTTAAAACAGTCGTGGTATCATCACAGACAATCAGCCCCTGTATGCTGAAATCGTGCAGGATTATCGGTGCGCCATCATGTTCCACAGGCGCCTGCACCTTATCTGCCATGATGAAGAACCCGCAATCTGTATCCTCTATAGGCGGAATGAACTCACCACGTTTCTTGCAATAGACCAACGGAGCTTTGCCATCCCATATGCCGTGTCCACAATTGCGACAATTTTCATTCGTCATCATCGTCCCTCTCATTTCTATCGAAACCCTCAACGGTGTCCGACCATCTGCTATGCATCACAGGACGCCCTATGTCCAAACACCCGACACAGTAGGCATAACGCGAGTATTCGTGCCCATCACGATTTTTCAGAATCTTAATACGCGTGATTCCTCTCTCCTTCTCCTCTTCAGTGTGATTGAGCCCAAGAATAATTGCGGCATGGGCCACATTGCCTATGTTCTCAGCGACATTGGCTTTCGTCACATCCCTTCCGAATCCATTTCTGTTGGACTGTTGCGGAGTAACCACAAGAATGTCACGGTCGAGGGCGATACGCCGAAGGCCAAGACACAACGAATCTATACGGTTACGTTTATCGTCCTTCATGTTTTCAGGACGCAAGAGGTCTACGTAATCCACTATAAGGACATCGGGAATGAAATTCCTGTAGTCCCTGTAGTTGTCAAGCAGATGCTCAAGATCACGACAAGTAAGTGTATTCGGTGCATAGGTCTCCAAAAGGAAGCGCCCCCCATTCGTTGTCATGCGCATACGCTTCATGAACGCCTCTACATCCTCACGCTTTGTCGATGGCGGCTCAAGACGTGTCTTTCGGTAAGCCACACGCCAACTCTGCTTTCCCTTAGTCGCGTCGTCGTCGATGTAGTCCACGCCAGTACTCTCGAAATACGGAAGCATACAATCCGAAATTGTCTTAGGCCTGCCTTGCATATTGGAATAGATTCTGCGTATCATCTGGCTCTCGGCATTTTCCAAATTCAAGTAAAGGACGGAAAGCCCCTCCTTCACCGCATCCATTCCCAGTTGAAGCGAAAGCCATGACTTACCTGTGCCGCTCTCACCAAGGAGAAGCATAAGATCGCCACGTGCAAGAGGCCCGACCATTTCACCCAGTGCTTCGGGAAATTGGAACAGCTCACCACGCTCCTCTTCGTACGCATCTATGATTTTATTTGCGTCATGGAGCATGTTTACTGAAGTGAACTCAAGCTGTTTGACGGCTGAATACTTGTTCAACGCCTCTTCCGCTCTGAGAGTGTTCCCTTCATCCAACGCATTCTGCAGATTCGTCATCAGAACAGTCAGGTTGCGCTCCTTCACCCAAGCAAGAACCGTGTCACGGATATATTTCGAGTTGGAGAATAATTCCTTGTGCCCTTCATGATACGTCACAACATTACGTGCAAACGATACTACGGAATCGCGTGTATCCTCATCTTGTATTGTGCGTGCGCGCTCCCTCACAAACCTTACAAGGTTGTCGATGGGGCTGACGTTGTACACTCTCACATAATCACAAATCCATCCGGCAAGAAGACGCGCCCAGTCGTCCTCATATGCTGTCATCGGAATCTGTATACCTATCTCTGTCGTGAATCTGACATCGGAGGCCATCGCACACAGACAAAGCATCTGACTGCTGCTAGGTTCTTCATGCGTCAATATCATCAAGCGCCTCCGAAATCAAAAAAGTAGTCATAAACCCTCCGTAACCATTATTGGCCACTCAATACTATTAAAGCAGAAATCCGCTTAACTTACAATAAAAAATGCAGGGGTGTTTCTGACCACCCCTGCAAGGCAGATTATAAACCACCGTACCAGCAAGTACCTGATTCACTCTAACGCACGCGCAGTCTTTATGTAAATTGACCGCACGCGGTTCGAAACGGCAACGTCGCTGACATCTGTACGACGCTTGCGCAGCATCCTTGTGACAGTGCCGTCCATCGGAGACTTCTTCCCGTTCGTAATAAAATGTATGTGGCTGACGATATCCCTCGGGGAGAACTTCTGCCCTACAGGAAGCCTTTCCACGTACGCATAAACCATGTCTTTCACTGTTTCAACCATAACAAACCTCTCTCAACTTGTATTAAAACGAAAATCCGCTTAACTTTCTTCTTCTCCGAAAACACTGTGGTACAAAAAGCCGCCTTCTTTCTTGAGCTGAAGCATCATGTTGTCCTCAGTGCCGTCGAATATATGCGTATGTGTGGCCGCTTTCTGATTGACGATGTCCATAAGACGTTCGTCTATGGAATCGGGGCAAATCGTATACCACACGGTGACGGAATCCTTTGCGCCTATCCTGTGTACCCTATCCTCTGCCTGTGCGCACTCCGAGTACGTCCACGGAAGTTCTATGATGAGGGCATCGGAAGCGGCGGTGAGCGTAATGCCTACACCGGCAGCGCGTATGTTGCCGACAAACAAACGAACAGAGGGGTCGTGTTGGAATCGGTCGATAGCCTCATTGCGCTTCTTCTGTGAAGTCGAACCATCTATGCGTACGGCAATGTCACCGAACTTAGCCATCACATCATCGAGAGTCATGTCATGCGTCCCAAATACAACGAGCTTCTTCCCACTCTGCAAGAAGTCCTCGATCCATGTATTGACTGCCTTGCGTTTACGTAGATACGCAATCTGTTTCTGCCACTCAAGCGTTCCAAGCAAATCAGAAGAGTGGGCGATCTTCTGCTCAAGCGCACGTATTTTCCTGAA